TTAAAAAAATATAATAAAGAACAATTATTTTTACAACTTTTAAATGAAAATAAAGAATTAAAAAATGAAAATAAACATTTTATTAAAAATAACGAATTAGAAAAAGAAATTGTTAATCTTAAAAAACAAAATGATGAATTAAAAAATGAAAATAATAAAAATGAATCTTTGTTATTTATTAAAAATATTATTAATACAGTTTGTATTTGTGAATTAGAAAATGATAATAAAAATTTTAAAGAATTAAATAAAAAATTAGAAAATGATAATAAAAATTTTAAAGAATTAAATGAAAAATTAGAAAATAAAAATAAAGTGTTAGAAAATGAAAATAAAGAATTAGAAGATGAAAGTTACAATGAATATTTAAAAAATAAGAATAAAAAATTAAAAAAATTAAATAAAAAATTAAAAGAATTAAATAAAAAATTAAAAGAAAAAAATATAAATATTAAAAAACAAAATGAAAAAACTGACAAAGAAGAATCTAACAAAGAAGAATCTAACAAAGAAGAATCTGACAAAAAAGAATCTGTCAAAAAAGAATCTGTCAAAAAAGAATCTGTCAAAGAAGAATCTGTTAAAGAAGAATTAGAAGAAGAAGATGATGACGGAGAAGATGATGACGGAAAAGATGATGAAGAAGAAGATGATGAAGAAGAAGATGATGAAGAAGAAGATGATGAAGAAGAAGATGATGAAGAAGAAGATGATGATGCAGAATTAATGGAAGCAACAGAGGAAGATTATTTGAAAGTATTACAAAATAAAAATTTAATATTAGAAAATGAAAATTTCATATTACAAAATGAAAATGAAGTATTAGAAAATGAAAATAAATTTTTAGAAAATGAAAATAAAATATTAGAAAATGAAATTTTGGTTATAAATGATAACTTTTTATTAAATTTTGAAAATTATCTTAATCAAATTATTAATTTTTATATAAATATACCAATAGATAAAATTAAGCATTGGTACAATGGACACTCCCTCCATGATATTGTTCATACTATGTTTTCTGAAAGGGGGTGGTGGAACCACAACCACAATAACCATAAAGAAATATCCGCTTATATCGATCAAGAAAAACTTATTTGGCATAAAGAATTTGTAGAACATTATCAAAAAATTTTAGATGATTATAGAAATAAAAAATTTTATATTATAAATAGTTTTAATATATTTATAAAAAGCAAGAATAACATAGATATAGGTTTTATATTATTTATTAATAATTATGGTTGTGTCTATGGTTTTAATATAATTCGCGATCAATGGGATAAAATTATATGTTGTAATTTGGCTAAATTTTATATGAAACATCAAGAAAATAATTATATTTCAAATAATGATAAAGATATTGAAATAAATAAGAATATTTTAAATAATCATACATTTGATTATGAATATAAATTATCACCTAATAAAATAAAATTAATATCCAAATTACCTTTTAATCTTCCTTATTCACAAGAAGAAAAAGTTTTATTTTCATATTTAAATTTTATTTATACTAATGGTTAATACTTTTATTTAATTAAATATACAAAAATTAATAAATTAAGATTATATAAAGATTAAGATTATATAAAGATTAATATTTAAAATGGAAACAATAATTACAATTACTACAGATATAAACAATTTAAATGATTATTCTATTCAAGATAGAATACTTAAAAATATAATAACTGGTGATTATGAAGTATTTTATTCTGGACAAAATCAAGGTCGTTTAGATTATCAATTAGTTAATGCCGTAAATTCATTATCAACATTTCGAGTTTATTATAGGTCAAAAAATAATTTACCATTTATATTCTTGGGTTATACAAATTATTCAAGAATTGTAAATGAACGAACTATTGCTAAAGGAATTGATACTTTACCAAATGAAAGATTACAAATTAAACTAATAATTCCTGAAGCTAATATTATTAATATACTTGTAGTTGCAGATTCAGAAGGTGTTGGATGTTATAAAAAAGCTATTTTAGATCATAGTGGATTTTCTACTAATGTTAATATTAATTTAGGATTTTATACAAGATTATAATTTAATTAAATATACAAAAAAAATTGTATCATTATTTCATTTTAATACATATCATTAAATTCTATTAATCATAAAATGGACCCATGTAATAAAGATAAAATTATACATAGACGTAAATTTATTAGAAAAGACCCTTTTATTATTATGAATTTTGCATTAAACTCCTTCAAAAAAACAAATGATTTAGCTATAAGCAATGCTATTAATTTTACAGCAAGTGTTGCTCTTTTTATTGCCTTATATGATTATTATTCTATGAACAAATCTGATGATAGTAAACGTATACTACAAACAGTAGATAATGATATTATGTGTTTAAAAGATAAATATGATAGTATATATTCTATTCGTAATTATAAATATGAAATTCTCAAGACACATATTAATAGTTTTAATAAATATATTAAATCAAAAGACAATTTTAAAGCTGACACCATCTCAAAAGAAACTACTAATGATATGAAGTCTAAAATTATTAGTATCAATAAAGAAATAGATATATTTAATTGTACAAAATATTCTATGAATTTAAATATTAATACTATTAAATTATATAGAAAAGTAAATATTGCATAAACTTATACTATGAATTATTTTTTATATGACCAAATTTCTTTTTCTTCTACATCAGAATTTTTTAATTCACCAAAATAAAATTGACATTTTGATATATATGTTTGTTTTGTTATATATTTTTTAAGTTTTTCAATAATTTTTTTATTATCTAATAAATAAATTGTAAAATGTATATCATAATTATCATAATCCCATAAAACATCATATGATGGTTCACAAGTTTTTTGTAAATAAGTAATTAATTTATCTAATATAAGAGGATTATCAAATAATTTTATATTTGATTCTATATATATATTTAACTGAGGATAATAGTCATTATCGTTAATTACTTTTTTATTAGTTTTTTTAAAGTTTTTATTTTTATAAAAAGAAACAGACATATTTATATTATTTGAACCATTCCAATTATATTGAGCTAATAAATGTTTTTCAAAAATATTAATTATATTAATTTTATTTTCTTTTGTTAATGTACTATAACTTATGTTAATTGGTTTATCATATATTATTTCATCTCCTTTTTTATTCATATAAAATACAAAATACATATAATTTATATCAAGTATTTCTTCATTATATTTTATATATATATAATCAGGTGGATAATCATTCCAATATACATCATTTTCTGATAAAGGCAAAGGAACAATAAATGTTTTTATTTTTAATTTATTAATTTCAGGTATTACTTTTGTTGTTAGTATTTTATATGTTTCATTTTTTGAAGCAATTTTTTCAAAATCTTTTTCGTCTACAACTTTTAAATTATAAACAGCAAGTGGTGATTTTTTATTCCAAATAAATTTTTTAGATTTTTTTTTTGATACTTTTTTTGATACTTTTTTTGATACTTTTTTTGATTCTTTTTTTGATTCTTTTTTTGATTCTTTTTTTGATTCTTTTTTTGATTCTTTTTTTGATTCTTTTTTTGATACTTTTTTTGATTCTTTTTTTGATTCTTTCTGTTTTTGCCATTTTTTGACACCATTTTTATTTTCAACTATAATATACTTATTTCCATCATTACCTTTTTTAATAGTACCAATATTATATAATGTTGCACTTTTACTAGGAGATGGTCTATCTTTTTTATGTTTTTGCCATTTTTTAACACCATTTTTATTTTCAACTATAATATATTTATTTCCATCATTACCAGTTTTAATAGTTCCAACATTATATAATGTAGCACTTTTAGTAGGTGACGGTCTTTCTGTTTCCATTACATATTATTATAAAAAAGTTAAATTTATAAATAAAAATACTATTAATTATTTTTTATATGACCAAATTTTTTCTTCTTTTAAATTAGAATTTTTTAATTCAGAAAAATAAAATTGAGATTCTAATATATATATTTGTTTTCTAATATGTTTTTTTAGTTTTTCAATAATTTTTTTATTATCTAATAAATAAATTGTAAAATGTATATCATTTCTACCAATATCATATGAAACATCATATGATGGTTCACAAGTTTTTTGTAAATAAGTAATTAATTTAATTATTATAAGAGGCGACTCTTTTAAATTTATATTTGTGTTTATATATATGTTTAACTGAGGATAATAGTCATTATCTTTAATTAATTTTGTATTAATTTTTTTTTTATTTTTATTTTCATAAAAAGAAACAGTCATATTCATATTATTTGAACCATTCCAACTGTATTGACTAAATAAATGTTTTTCAAAAATATTAATTATATTAATTTTATTTTCTTTTGTTAATGTACTATAATTTATGTTAATTGGTTTATCATATATTATTTCATCTCCATTTTTATTCATATAAAATATAAAATACATATGATTTATATCAAGTATTTCTTCATTATATTTTTCTTTTATATAATGAGGTGGATAATCATTCCAATATACATTATTTTCTGATAAAGGCAAAGGAACTAGGAATGTTTTTATTTTTAACTTATTAATTTCAGGTATTACTTTTGTTGTTAGTATTTTATATGTTTCATTTTTTGAAGCTATTTTTTTAAAATCTTTTTCATCTATAACTTTTAGATTATAAAACAATAATAGTGAAAATTCTTTTTTAGATTTTTTTTTAGTTTCTAACTTTTCTTTTTTATTAGATACATTTTTATGTTTTTGCCATTTTTTAACACCATTTTTATTTTCAACTATAATATACTTATTTCCATCATTACCAGTTTTAATAGTTCCAAGATTATATAATGTAGCACTTTTACTAGGTGATGGTCTATCTTTTTTATGTTTTTGCCATTTTTTAACACCATTTTTATTTTCAACTATAATATACTTATTTCCATCATTACCAGTTTTAATAGTTCCAACATTATATAATGTTGCACTTTTAGTAGGTGACGGTCTTTCTTTTTCCATTATATATTGTTATAAAAAAGTTAAATTTACAAAGTTTTGTTATTTAAGTATAATATCATAGAAACTTCATAAGTTATAAGTTTAAAAATAATAAATTAAACTTTTAATAATTTAAATAAAAATTAGTTATTTTTATATATTCCAACAAACTTTTACAAAAAAACCTAATGAACCATCAGATAATAGGTATCATCAAACCAGTATCAGATATTCATATGGAATACTACAGAGCATCCATGAACACGACTAGTTTCTTTAGTCAGATAAAAGAAGCACGTAGTGAATGTGTTTTAAACTAGTTTTATTATAGAACTAGTAAAACTTTAATTTTTAATTTTTTAATAAAATAAATTCATTTAATATGGGATTCCAAACTATAATAAATTATAGTTTGAAATTTTATTATTTATCAATATATATTTTTAGTAAAAAATGCATAACAACTTTATATTTTATTTATTTTAATCTTTGCTCAAAACATTTTTTACATATAAAAGTTAATTGATTATGAATAAACTGTTCATATTCTTTACCAAGATTTTGTTCATAGAAAAATTGTGAAATACACTTTTGATTTTTTCTCAATGCTTTAAATTCAATAATAATTTTCTTAGCAAGTTCTATAGATAAGTTTAAAAACAATTCTTCGTTGATATCTTTATTATGTAAATCATCAAAATTAAAAAGAGGGTCGTATAGTGTTTTAATATTATTAATAATTTTTTCGTTTTCAATAAAAAGAGTTGGATTATCGTCAACTAGTTTTTTGTTATTATAATTTTTAATAATATAATCATCACGTTGCTTATCAAGTATAATCATTTCATTATTTATATAATTTTTCATGTTCTTAATTTTTTCACGAAGTTTTTGGATATTATAGAAAGAGTAAAAAGACATCTATTCTATCTATATATAAATATTATTATAATATTTATATTCAATTTTTAAATATTCTTTAGTAATTCACGCATTTTATTACTATAAAACATAAGGTTTTGAGAATCTGATGCATAATCTTTATTAACAACAAAACATTTAATTTGTTCTAAATCTTTTTTTAATTCCTTATCAAGAAGTTCTGTATTTTCCATACATAACAATGGATGTCTCATTAGATTTTCACCATTGTTTTCACGGAATAGTTTTAGTAAAGTATGTTCACCATCTTCTTGTTGACTAAAAAATTCACAAATATTTCTAAAATTATTTCTTCCTTTTGATGATTCATTGATACACCAAAATCCATCGAATGTTTCTTGGGGAAATGTGTCCATTAAAAATGCTGCACTACAACAATTTGCGATTTCTTTTTGTGATGACATATGTAATTTTCCATCACCCCATTTATGATTTTGTAAATTTACCCAAACTAAAGAATAGTCAGTGTCGTTGTCAGACATTATTAATTGGTTTGTTTGTGGATAATTTATAATTTTAATATATTAACTTAATAATATATTAAAATTTCAATTTTTTTAATAATAAAGTATTAGTGATATATTATAGCTCTTAAATAAAAATTGAAAAAAATATTATAAATATCATTGTATAATTATTTATAAAACCAAAAAAGGGCTTATTATGTCAGACAATAGCCCAATTTATTTTTTTGGTCAGAATAATCGTAATGGTTATATGAGTAATTTTTACGAAAGTTATTTTGTAGATGAAGAAGAAAATAAATTTAATTGTTCAGAACAATATTTTATGTATCGTAAATGTAAAAGATTTGATAACAATAATACTAGACTATTAAATGCAATTTTAGATGAAACTAATCCATCAGTAATTAAAAAATATGGAAGAGCAGTTAAAAATTATGATGATGATATTTGGAATAATGAAAGATATGATGTTATGGTAGAAGCATTAAGATTAAAATTTAATCAAAATGAAGATATAAAAAAACAACTAATTGAAACAAAACCCCGAATTTTATATGAAGCATCACCATATGACAAAATTTGGGGAATTGGATTTTGTTACAAAGATGCTATTCGTCAAGATGAGCGCAATTTTGGACAAAATTTGCTAGGAAAAGCTCTAATGCAAATTAGAGATGAATTATTCGAGTAATATTTTATCTAAATTATTGATTGTATACATATTATGTATTTCTTTAAAAACATTTATTTCATGTATAAGTAACATATGAGCTAATTCAAGTGCTTTACTTTCTTCAATGATAGATATTAATTTTATTTTAATATTAAATATATTAAAATTAGATTGTTGTCTCATATAAGATGAATTATATGATGCATTATATTTATTATTTCTAGCAACTATAGAATCTAATAAAGCATATCTAACAGCTATATCGTAATAATTATTCCAAACAACAAATTCTTTACATTTTTTTATTTTCATAAACATTATTTGACTATGACAAACACAAGAACGAGTAAATTTGTTTATTTCAGAACGTTTTTTAATAAATGTATCATAAATATTGGTAAAAATGGAGTTTATAATTGTATAAGTAATATATATTGGATCAGTAGTATCAGTTATATCTATATATGTATCTTCAATATTAAATAATTGACATAACTTTACAGCAATAATATAAATATTATTTATAATAATAACAAATTCATCATGTTTATAATAATTAACATTTAAATTTCTAAGTAAATCTTCAATAGTCTTTTTATACTCTTGTATTTGTGTTTCAGACATGTTGTGAATTATTAATATAATTATAATTATAGTTATATTAAACAATAATTTTATCAATATTTTTTATTTTATTAATTTTTATAAAAAGTAATAATATAGTAAAAAATTAAAAATTAAATTAATTATTAGTGATTAAAATAATATTAAATGAATGACATATATAAACTATGTGATTATATATTTATATAAACACATTGATAATAATATAAAATTGTGTATCTGTGTTTTATTAATTTTAACTGTATTATAACAAATAAATACTTTAATGTTAAAATTAATAATATTTGTTTTATAAAAAAATCTACATGTAGTACAAGTACTATTCATTGTGTTATTAATTATAATAATTTTAATTTTTATAGTTTTGTTTATGATATTTGAAATATTTTTGACATTATATAAATAAAAATTACCTAAATTAGAACCTTTTATAATTTATCCAGT